AAAATAGTTTTTGTTTTCTTGTAAATATATATAATGACTACATCTACAAATCAATTAACTAGATTAACAAATCAATATAATAATTTATTATCTAAATATCAGTCTGTTTATCAAGAATATATTGACTCTTTAAATAATAATACTGGTAATTCTTTAACAACAATACCTAGTTCAGCGTTTTGGGGAACTTCATCATTGTCTGAATCTCAAACCTCTACAGCAAACGATTGTTTAAATAATTGTTCCGCAAATACATCTTGTTCTGGAGCAACATTTGATTCAACAGGTTCTAATTGTTTTATACGTTCTGGAAGAGGAGACGTAACAAAGTCATCAAGTAATCAAACAGCTATAGTACCAAATTCTTTAAATTATAGTTATCAATTACAAATGTTAAATACTCAATTATTACAAGTAAATCAATTAATAACAGATACAATAAATCAATCTTATACAAAATATCAACAAACACAAAATCAAAATAATGATGAATCTCAAACCCTTCAACAGAATTATGTTGTTTTATTAAATGAAAAAGCTCAAATTAATAGAATGATTAATGAATATGAGATACTCAATGAAGCTCAAAATGTATCTAATTCTAATGTTACACAATATTATTATCGTTATATAATGTTACTTATAATAACATCTATTTTAATTTATGTATTATTCAAGTCTTATACAGGTGATTCAGACATCAAGGGAATGATTTTAGTTATATCTATTTTATTATTCATTTTAACATTTATCCTACATTACATAAATATTTATGTCTTTTTTTTCTTGCTAATTGCGAGTTATTTAATTTTCCGTTAATAAAAACAAATAAACAAATAAACAAATAAACAAATAAATAATTTTATTTGTTTATATTAATGACTACTATAGCAAATTTATTTTCAAATTTTGATGATTTAATAAAACCAAAATCTGTAGCTGATAGTGCTACTGCTTATACTAAACACAAATATAGTATGGTTAATCCAACACCATCATTAAGTCAAGGAGATAAATTTAAAAAATTTCAAAAAAAAATTAAACGAAGTTTAGAGACTAATACTTTAATTGAAGGTTTTGAAAGCAATAATCACACAACAAATCCTTTTTCTCAAAAGGTAAATAGAAATGATTTATCTCATACAACTTTATTAGATCAAACTAAAAATGTTTTAAATCAAACTCATATTACAACAACTCAACAATCAAACTTGAATAATTTAAAACAACAATATGATAATATTTTAAACCAATATAATACACTTATTGCTGAGATTAGTGGAGAAAGCACTGATTATATTAATCGTGTAAGTAATAATAATCCTTATTTGAATAAAAATATACTTTTTACAACTGGACACGTTTGTTATGTAACAAATCAAGGTATTGTTAAATATATTCCTAATATGGATATTTGGAATAGTATAGCTGGAATAAATGGTTGTCCATCAACATCTATTTTAATTCAAGTAAATTTGCCTTGGTTACCTGAATATAATAGTCCTGGTGTAATTATACCAACAAATCCTCATTTGATAACAGGAACGTTTATGGAAACAAATCAAAGTTGTGGTTATGAAGGTCAAAATGTATTTGTAAATACTTTAGTAGAAAATCCGACATCTAGTTATATAGGTTGTTATAATAATAAACCTCCTGTTACAACTATTAAGTTTAATCCTATAATGAATTCTAGTAATTCATCTAACGGCTATTATGCTTATGCGTCAAGCGTGTATCAAAATAATAATGATTTTACAGGTCCATGGCATGCTTTTGATAATGACATAAACACTTTCTGGCATTCTGCGGCTGATAGTGATGATGCGATTAATCATTTATATGATATAAATACAGGTGTTTATGAAGGAATTTCTGGTGTGACTTTTATAAATTCAAGTGGACAACAAGTAACTATGATGGGAGAATATTTACAATTAAACCTACCTAATTTAATCCCTTTAACAAGATATGATATTCAAGGAAGACAAGATTGTTGTGGTGACCCTAATGGTAGAGACCCTAATACATGGTATATTTTAGGAAGAAAAAATAATGATTGGTATGAGGTTGATTATCAATCAAATATATCATTCAACATGAAGATGAAATCATTTAATGTTTTAAATCCTCAAAGTTATGAGGATTATATAATTTTAATTACACTTGTTGGTGGTGAAAATTCATACTATAGAAGTTGTGTTCAAATTAGTATTTGGGATTTATATACTAGTTCTGAAGTTGATTTTGATGACTCAAATAGTGGTATGATATTTAATTCAGAATCTGTAGGTTATGTTACTAATGAACAATGCCAACAATATGCTGTTAATCACGGTTTTAAATATTTTGGTCAACAAGATGCTCAAACAGATGGAACATCTGCGTGTTTAGTTAGTAATGATATGGCTCACATAAAAATGTATGGCGAAGCTTTTAACTATACAAGAATACCTTTGTGGGCATCATATACCAATAATTCTGGTATTACAGCATTATTAAGTAATTTTGGTTCTATTTTAGTGAATAATAGTTCAAATACGTCTGTTTATTCTTCCCCATCAGATTCTGCGAATCCTGGTAATTATTTAGGTTGTTATAATGATTGCTCTCAAGGAAGAGGATTACCCACTAAAATTGATAGTGGAATGAATTATGATTCTTGTAGCATAGCTGCTAAAAATGGAAATTGGAAATATTTTGGTATACAATTCACACAACCTAATCAAACTAGTGAATGTTGGGTAGGAAATGATATTAATTTGGGTAGAACTATGGGAAAAGCAAGTAATTGTACAACAAATGATAATGGTATACAAGTTGGAGGTTCTTGTTCTAATGCTATTTATTCAACAGATTCAATTACAGGAAGTTTTTATTTTTTAATTCTTCAAGATGATGGTAATATGTGTATTTATAGAGGTTCTAACCCTAATGATAATCAAGGTGGAATATGGTGTACTATGACAAATGGACAACAACAAAGTCCCGATCCTGAATTTTCGGCAGCAAAATGTAAATTTGGAAGAAATTATATGATGTCAGGTGAAACATTAGCACCTAATGAATTTTTAGGCTCTACTGATGGAAGTATTTATTTAACTATGCAAACTGATGGAAATTTAGTATTATATACTTCTAGTAAAGTAACTGCTTGTTCTAAAAATTCAAATAACAATATGATTGGAAATAGTTCTGTTAATGCTGTTTATCAATTAAATCAACAAGGTTATTTAGATAATATGGGTAAACTCGGTTTTATTGATAATGAATCTGTTTTACATACTTATCCAACATCTAATACAAAATATACTAATAATTATACTCAATTTACTGGACTTGATACAGGAGGTAATGATATACCTGGTTCTGCGTTTAGTAATTCTACATATGAACAATGTAAAAGTGCTTGTGATAATAATGAAAATTGTGCTGGTTTTGTAACAAACGCTAATGCGACAGTTTGTTGGCCAAAAACTAATGGAATGTATCCATCAGGAACAACACAAGTAAATAATGATCGTAATATTTATGTAAGACAAAAAACTATGATAAATCAACCAATTGGTGCTTCTAATAAAATAAATAATATAGATTCATTAAGATTTCAAAGTTATTTAAAAGATGGCGATATACCAAATACATTTGGTTTAGTAAATGCTACTACAGTTCAAAAACAACAATTATCTCAATTACAAGATCAATTGAATTTATTATCATCTCAAATTGTAGAATCAACTAATAAATTAAATACTGGTAATAATTTGATAAATACACAATCGCAAAAAAATGTATCAGGATTACAAGATTATTTAAAACAAATGACAACTACTAAAACAAAAATAAATAATTTTAATACAAATATTGATAATATTGTTAATCAAAATGATATTAAAACATTACAACAAAATTATAATTATATGTTTTGGACTATTTTAGCAGCAGGAACAGTTTTAATTACAATGAATATTAAAAAGTAAAAATAAAATAAAGTTTTTATTATATAATTATCTTGTTATAATTTATAAAATGTCTTTACCAAATATTCAAGATAATAATCAACAAATATTGAATGATATTCAATCACTTCAAAATATTGAACAAGATTTATTTAATAATTTAGAAACAAATACTAATTTAACATCAACACAACAAGAAGAAATTATTGATAAAATTAATCAAATTTCTAAAATGCGTATTAATTTATATCAAACTTTAAGTGGTGTAAATAATTATTTTCAAAATGCTTTAACTAATTCACAAGGAACATTACAAGAACAATCTTCTGCGATTGATATTGTAGAAAATGAACTTAATCAAGCCAAAAAGAAATTAGCTATTTTAGAAGAACAAAAAAATAATAAAATACGACTTGTTGAAATTAATAACTATTATGGAGATAAATATGCTGAACATACAACTCTTATGAAATATATTATTTTTATGCTTGTACCCATTATTATAATTTCTATTTTATTTAATAAAAATTTAATACCTAAACCTTTATATTATATATTATTGTTTATTATTTCTATTATTGGTGTTTATTTTATTGTACTTCGTATACTATCTATATGGAGTCGTGATAACATGAATTACCAAGAATACGCATGGGGTTTTGATATTAAAAGTGCTCCTACAGGTTCTCCATCAACTACTGATCCTTGGTTGAAAACAACATCAATGGATAATTGTGTAACTCAAGCTATTAATTCAGCACAAAGTTCTATAAATGAACAAGCTAACCAAACAGCTAGTGTAGCTCTTGAAACTTTTGTAAATAATGTCTTTACTAAACAATCACAAGTTACAAAAAAACCTGATGTTATTTTAAATAGTATAGTTAATGCTAGTAATTCTTCAAGTTATGGAAATTATGAACATTATTAAAATCTAAAGTAATTATAATATAATTATTATGGCAAATATTTTTGATATAAATAAGTTTAATGATTTTATAAATAGTGCGAATCAGGCACTAAGTTGTGGTCCTGATTGTCAAAAACAAAAACTTGATAGTTCTTTAAAACAAAAATATTTAGAAGCACAAAGTAATGTAATTACAGCTCCAAATCAATTAGAAAAAGCTACTCAAAATTATATTACTTTTACACAAGGAGAATCTGGTTATAATGAATATATTGAACAAAAATTGGAAGAAAAAGCACAAATTATTAGTGATACTTATTCAGAAAAATTTAATCAAGATGTAAAAAAAATTAATAGTGAGATTTCTACATACAAAGGATTATTAATTAACTTTTATAATGTAGTTGAATTATTCAAAAAATATAAAATTGAAAATACTGTTCTTGAAAATAAATTAAAAATTAAAACATCTGATATTCTTACTAATGATCGTAAAACTTATTATGAGGATCAAGGTAATGATAATTTGCGTTTTTATTTTATAATTTTTCTTATAATTTATTACATTATATTTTTAATATACATATTTTTTATTTTTATATATAGTTCAACATTAAGTTGGAAATCACATCTTGCTATTATAGTTTTTTTAAGTTTGTATCCTTTTATTGGTACTTATTTAATAGAATATTTGATATATTTTTATAATATAATTATTGATTTATTACCAAAAAATGTGTATAAAAATTTGTAAAAAATATATGTTTTTCATATTATATATTTTTTATTCTTTTACACAGATAACTTTGCTGAAATCCATTAGCATAAATACCATAATTCATATAATAGTTGCTTTTTACAATAACTCATTAATTTCATCTTCATTTTCAGGATACACAATTTTAACACCATGCCAACCAGTTGTTTTATGAAATCCAAATTTTTTATCCATAAACATATAAAGTTCTTCACCTTTTGGTAATTTTTTATTACCTTGTTCTTGAGTAAACCATAATTTGAAATGATTTGCTAACTCATGTTTTTTAATGCGGTCTTTATTATTATCTGTTTTAATAATATTTTCTTTAATAAATGCCGCAATATGATCTTGACCAATTCTATATTTATTAGATGCGTTCAATACATATTCGCAATCAGGAACATCGCCATCAGTTTCAAAAACAATTTTTACTAACATACTTGCAAATATTGGTGCAAAAATGGGTAATTTTTCTTTAAGAGTTTTATCTTTTGGAAATACAAACTCTGTTTCTTCATTATATTTTTCATCATCATCAATAAATTT